TGATGTTCGATCGCTAGAACATGAGCAAAAACTAGATAAGGTTTCTAAGCAATATGCTGCCCCAGCTTCGGCTGAGATGGGCGGAGCAGGCTTAGGAATCTAATTCTTGCATAAAACCGCTCAAAAAACACGCATTTAATGCATAAATAGCAGGATATCTGTAAATAATATTATAGCCATATACCTAACAAGGAGAAATACCAATGAACAAGTATGAACAGTTAATTGAATTCATCATTAACGAAGACGAGCAAAGTGCCCGTGAACTTTTCCACAACATCGTTGTAGCAAAGTCACGTGACATTTATGAGTCACTAATGGATGATGAAGAACTAGAAGAAGTAGGCGGCAATGAAGTTGACAGCCTAGTTGACGAAATTACAGCTGATGAATCAGGCATGTCCGAAGATGAATTTGGCGGCGAAGACGAAATGTCAATCGACGGTGCTGACGACGGTGAATCAAATTTTGATTTTGACGCTTCAGGCGACCTAGACGCACACGAAGAAGGTCATGCTTCAGACGAAGATCGTATCCAAGATCTAGAAGATGCATTTGACGAACTAAAGGCAGAATTTGATGCTCTACTAGCACAAGAAGAAGGCGAAGGCGGTCATGATGTTGACGCTATCCAAGGTGCTGGTGATGACGAAGGCGGCGCTTTTGGCGACGACGACGAAGAACAACAAGTAGAATCAATGTACGAAGCTGAAGAAGCAGACGACGAAGAAGATGACGAAGAAGTTGAAGAATCTAAGTCACAAGACAGCGTTGACGTAATGCGCGAGTACGTTGAGAAGGTTGGTAACATCTACGGCGGTAAGGGTGACGCAGCAGAAGGCGCTGAAGTTGCTGCTGGTAAGAGCGTAGCTGTTAACAAGGGCTCAGTAGTTGCTGGTAAGAACGATATGGGTGGTTCAACTTCCAATATCGCTAAGGGTGGCACAGAAGGTAACCCTGACAACAAGCAATACAGCAAGCCAAGCAACCAATACAGCAAGGGCCAAGGCGAAATCAAATCTGGCAACATCAACGTTCCAGGTGGTAAAGCCGGTGGCGCTTTTAAGACTAAGCAATCACCAAAGCAAGGTGAAGGTAACACAACGGACGGCAAACTACCAGTTAATCCAAAGAGCTTATCTGGCGGTAAAGTACGTTAATAAAGGACTAGATATATGGCTTTGTATCTAAAAGAGAATCTTACATTTGACGCTGCTCGCATTATTGTTGAGAGCAGCGAAGAGGGTAAGAATCTATATATGAAGGGGATATGCATTCAGGGTGGTGTGAAGAATGCCAACCAACGTGTGTATCCCGTTTCAGAAATACAAAGTGCCGTATCCTCATTGAACGAACAAATCAAAGGTGGTTATAGCGTTTTAGGTGAAGTAGATCACCCAGATGATCTAAAAATTAATCTAGACCGCGTTAGCCACATGATTACTGAAATGTGGATGGATGGTCCTAACGGTTACGGTAAAATGAAGATTCTCCCAACCCCTATGGGACAATTAGTTAAGACAATGCTGGAAAGCGGAGTCAAATTAGGGGTGTCTAGCCGTGGTAGCGGTAATGTTAACGAAGGTTCAGGTCACGTAAGTGAGTTTGAAATTGTTACAGTAGACATCGTAGCACAACCGAGTGCACCAAATGCATACCCAACAGCCATCTATGAGGGCTTGATGAATATGCGTGGTGGTGCAAAGGCCTTTGAGATTGCTCGTGAAGCAGCCGAAGACCAAAAAGTTCAAAAATATTTGAGAGAGCAAGTAACACGCTTAATCAAGGACTTGAAGTTAAAATAATAGGAGAATGATACATGTTTAATGCTATCAAACCATTGCTAGACAGCGGTATCATTAATGAGGAAACTCAACAAGCTATCAATGAAGCTTGGGAAGTCCAAATTAATGAAGCCAAGGAAACTGTTCGTGCTGAATTGCGTGAAGAGTTTGCTCGCCGCTATGAGCATGATAAAAGCGTAATGGTTGAAGCTCTAGACAAAATGGTATCTGAAAGCCTACAAGCAGAAATTGGTGAAATCGCCGAAGAAAAGCGTAAGCTAGCTGAAGATCGTGTTGCATTTAATGGCCGCATGATGGAAGCTGCTGGTAAGTTCGACAGTTTCTTAGTTAAGAAATTAGCTGAGGAAGTTCAAGAACTACGCACCGACCGCAAAGTTCAAGCCGAGTCAGTGACTCGTCTAGAGAAGTTTGTTGTCAAGGCCTTAGCTGAAGAAATTCAGGAATTTGCCAAGGACAAGCAAGACGTTGTAGAGGCAAAGGTTCGCCTAGTCGCTGAAGCCAAGGATAAGTTGGCTGAACTACAAGGTAAGTTCGTTGCTAAGTCCGCTGCGCTTGTAAAAGAGTCAGTAGCCAACAAGCTAGAGTCAGAATTGACTCAACTAAAAGAAGATATCCAAGTTGCTCGTGAGAACAACTTTGGTCGCCGCTTGTTTGAAGCTTTTGCTGGTGAATTTGCTGTTACTCACTTAAATGAGAACCGCGAAGTTGCTAAGCTACAAGCTGCAATCAAGAAGCAATCTGCTCAACTAGCTGAAGCTAAAAAAGCAATCAGTGAAAAAGAAGCTTTAGTTGAATCAAAAGATCGCGAAGTTCGCGTAATCAAAGAAAGTGCAGAGCGTTCAAAGATCATTGCTGATCTGTTAAAGCCTCTGAACAAAGAAAAGCAAGCTGTTATGAACCAGCTGCTAGAAGGTGTGCAAACTGCTAAGTTGCAGGGCGCATACGACAAGTATTTGCCAGCAGTACTAAACAGTGCCCAAGCATCAACCGCTGAAAAGCGTATGATTGCTGAAAGCAAAGTTGAAGTAACTGGCGATAAATCTGCTAAGGTCAACGCTTCCGAAAGTGACAATAATGTCATTGAGATTAAGCGTTTAGCAGGGCTTAAATAAACCCTAAACAGGAGAAGGTAATAAAATGACACAACAACTACTAGAAGGTCGTTGGGGCGAGACTAAAGAAGACCTGTTAGAAGGCCTACAAGGCTCACGTCGTTCAACAATGGCGGCGATCCTAGAAAACACACGCAAGCACCTATCAGAAAGTGCTACTGCTGGTGCAACATCAGCTGGTAACGTAGCTACACTAAACCGTGTAATCCTACCAGTTATCCGCCGTGTTATGCCAACTGTTATCGCTAACGAAATCGTTGGTGTTCAGCCAATGACTGGCCCAGTTGCTCAGATCCACACTCTACGTGTGCGTTACGCTGAAGCAATGAACGCTGGTGGTTCACTAACAGACACAAGTGCTGGTGACGAAGCTCTAAGCCCATTCAAGATTGCTACTGCCTATTCAGGCGATACAACAACTGGTGGTGCTACTGGTACAGCCGCTCTAGAAGGTGTAGCTGGTCGTAAGATCAACGTACAAATCCTAAAGCAAGTTGTTGAAGCTAAGACACGTAAGCTAAGCGCACGTTGGACATTTGAAGCTGCACAAGATGCCCAATCAATGCACGGCCTAGATGTTGAAGCTGAAATTATGGCTGCTCTAGCTCAAGAAATCACCGTAGAAATTGACCAAGAAATTCTTGGTTCACTACGTTCACTAGCTGCTACTGACTACGCATACGACCAAGCTGCCGTTTCAGGTACTGCTACATTCGTTGGTGACGAACACGCTGCTCTAGCTGTTCTAATCAACCGTGCTGCTAACCTAATCGCTCAGCGTACACGTCGTGGTGCTGGTAACTGGGCTGTTGTTTCCCCAGCTGCTCTAACAGTACTACAGTCAGCAACAACTTCAGCATTTGCACGTACAACTGAAGGTACTTTCGAAGCTCCAACCAACACTAAGTTTGTTGGTACACTAAACGGTGCTATGAAGGTTTATGTTGATAGCTATGCTGCTGACACAACTCCAGTTCTAGTTGGTTATAAGGGTTCAAGCGAAGCTGATGCTGCTGCTTTCTACTGCCCATATATCCCTCTAATGAGCTCAGGTGTTGTTCTAGATCCAAACACATTCGAACCAGTCGTATCATTTATGACGAGATATGGATATGTAGAATTAACAAATACTGCTTCTTCTCTAGGTAACGCAGGTGACTACCTATCAGAAATCAGTGTTGCTAACCTATCATTCCAGTAATATCGGATTGTTTGTTACAAACCTCAAAAACCCACTTCGGTGGGTTTTTTAATGGAGGAAAGTATGGCTACATTAGCAACAAACGTCAGTTTTCAGTGCTTTGGCTTAGATGGCAAACCACTGGCAGGTGGCAAGGTTTACACATACTCAGCAGGAACGACAACCAGTAAAGCTACATATACCACAATGG